CAATGACGAGATCGGCTTGATGATCGGCGGCGCGGGTGGCCTTGTGGCGGAACAAAAGCGGCTGGCCGTCGAAGGAATGAGCGGCGCGCGCGAGTTCAACCGGATCGCGATAGAGTTGATAAATGCGGTCGGGGTCCAAACCCAGGCTTTGCCAGCCGGGGATTTCCTGGCCGCGATATGGCGAAATATTCGCCTTGGAGATCACGACGGACGCGACGTGAAGATGTCCGTTGTCGTCATAGTCGCGGACGCTGATTTTATCCATCGCGAGCGCATCATGCGCCTCGCGGGCGTCCGCGCCCGCAACAATTCCGGCGACGATGGCTTTTACGGACGGGTGCATGGGTTCCGGCGCGAGTTCCGGCACCGTCCAGACATAACCGCTGTGCTCGTCATTCAGCGTCGGCGCGAACGCCTCCTTGACCGATTTTGCGAAGGTGTAAAACACCATCCCATTCGGCGTCAGCTTGACGTCGATAACCTCGAGGTCGCCTTCGGGGATGGACCCGATTTCCTCTTTGGCCTCGCGGTCGGCGGCTTCCTCGGCGGTCTCTTTGCCGTCGGCTTTGCCGCCCGGAAGGCTCCAATAGTTCGCGTAGTTCGTTTCCGTGGCCGATCGGCGCAAGAGCAGGATCTGGCCGTCGGGCGCGATATGAATCACGCCAGCGGCGATCGAAGCGGCCTTGCCATCCTTGCCGATGAATTCCTTGCCGACCTTTTCGGGAACGCCGCCAAAGCCGCCGCGCGTGTGAGCCGCGGCCAGCATGAGGCGCTGTTGAGCGACTGACTTCGCGGGCATGTTAGCTGAACCCCTTGACGACTAGGCGGCCAAAGCACCGACAATTCGGGAGGAAGCCCGGAACGATGTGCTCGCCAACGGCCGGATCGAACCATCCGTCCTTGACCTTGTACCGAGTGCGCTCGCGCCCCGCGGCTAGATGCGTTGGGCGGGCCGTCTTTCCGCCGCCGGCATGAACCCATACCGCCTCGGCGTCATTTCCCAACATCTCTAGTTGGCGAAATCTAGCCAAAGCGCCCATTGCTTTTGAATTTTGGTCCCGGGCGATCATGGCCGCGCGCCGCCGCGTCACGCCGTGCTGTTTGACCAGATATTCCGTGAGCGATCCGAGATCGCGCCCGGTTTGAACCGATCGCATCACCGCGCCCTCGACCTGGGTCAGATATTCGCGCGGGATGGATTTGATCAGCGAGACGTTTTCGTTGACGATGGCGTTGATGACGTCGCGCTGCGCGGCCGTCAGTTTGAAATCGACCGCGAACCCGCCGTCTTTCAGGATTTTCTTGAGCGCCGCATCGCTGCGTTTGCCGACGGCTTGCGCGAAGTATTTCGCCAGTTCCTCGGCGGCTGTGTCGAAACGCGCATACCAGCGGGCGACCAGTTTCTTGATCGCGGCCTTCAAGGCGTTGCTCGAAAGTTCGTCCTGCGCCAATTCGGGCGGGTTGCCGCGATAGGCGGCCGTGAGCCAATAGACGGCGGAATCGTTCATCTCGTCGATCAGCGCCAGGAGGCGCTTTCGATAGGCGACCGCGATTCCAATGTTGGGCCGCACGCCGCCGAGAACCTTTTCGGGCCTAGCGCTGGCCTTTGGCTTCGGTGCGCGGCGCGTGGGCGCGCGCGGGGCGCGCCCCTCGTCCAATGCGACCGGGGCCGCGTCGAACCAATCGGCAACCGTCATGCCGATCACTCGGCGTCGCCCTTTGGTTTCTTGCCGCCCGATAGTTCCTGGGTCTGTAGCTCAGACCTTCCGCCCGGAATTTCGAGCCCAGATTCTTCCTCGGAAAGAAGATCGGGCGCGTCGCTCGGATCGAGGCCGTGATACGGCGTGCCGGCATCGTTGGCGACGCGCGTCCGCGCTTCCTCGGGAGCGATAACGCCGGCGTCGATCAAAACCTGATCGGTGTCCGCATCCATCTTCCGCAGTTCCGCCTCTTCCTTTTCGGTCAGAGCCCACAGCGGCACAAACTTGAACGTGATGGCTTGGTCGACTTCGCCAAAAAGGGAAAGCTGAACGAAGTCGATGACGCGGGTCAGATTCGGGCGAAAGAACGATTCTTGACGGGCGCCGATCCGATCATAGAAGGCGCGTAGTTCCGGCTCGGCGGTGGCGTTGAGACCGGCCGGCGTCGTGCCGAACAGCTTGACCAGAGGAAGCCCCTCGGGCGACGCCATGTGCTCCTGGCTCTGCGCTTGGAGTTGGTCCAAGCCGCTCAACGGCGCCGCGACGTTTTGGAACGCTTCGCTATCCTTGTCGATCACCATGGTTCCGCGATTGTCGCGGGTCTGATTGAAAAGATCGACGCGCTTGAAAAGCTGCTCGCCGCCGACTTGGAGAGTCTCGCCGAGATTGGTCGAAAGGACGAACGTCGTGAACGCAGAAATGATGTCGCTGACCGACTGGCGCGTTTGCAGCCAATTATCGACGTAGGGTTTGGCGATCTGCGTCATCGCGAGTCCGCCGAACGAATAGGCGGGCTTTAGAAGATCGGGAACCTCGCGGCCGATGAAACACAAGAGCCGGCTCGCGTGGATTTGCTTGCCCATGACGAACCAGACGTCGGGCCGATACCAGTTGTCTTTGAGAGGGTCGCTCGAATTGTAGCCGGTCGGATAGGTCCAAACCGCCTCAACGGTGCGGACGCCCTTGATGCCGTCCTTTTTGATCTTGGCTTTGCTCGTGGCGTCCCGACCATCGCCGATCGGCGTCACCAATTCGGGAAGATTATCCGTGTCGCCCGTGTCGATGTAGAGATGCGCGCGGCCAAAATAGCCATCATGCGCCGCAATCCGCGTGAAGGCGTCGCGGACCTTGAGCCGGTCCAACTCGCTTTCGATCGCCTTGATTTTGTCGGTCTTGTCTTCCTCGTCCGATCCGGTCTCGAATTCGATCCACTTTCGCGTCATCTCGGTCGCGATCGTATCGACGATCATTCGATATTCGGCGCGCTGGGCGAGTTCGGAGAGGTAGGCGTAGCCGAGGAACGTCAGCCCCTCGTTGAAAGCGTAATTGTAGAAACCGCCCGCCCATGCGCCAGCGGCGACGATCATGGAATTGTCGTCGAACGCGAGGCCGGGGGTTCCTGGGGGAACCACGCCGGGCGGAGGAGATGCCGGAGCGAAGGGATGCGCCACGCCGCGCGCGAGAGGCGCCGGCGCGGGTTTGTTGCGGGACCGTATCATGGTCCCGTCGGAAATTTTCATGGACGGCTTGGGCGCGGGCGCGGCGTCGCGCGCCGCGGCTTTCGCCGCCTTGTGTTTCTTGCTCACAGCCGCGTGCGGCCCGGCGTGTGGCGTGTGGGGATACGGGACATCGCCAGAACCTCGTCGGAAACGATCATCGGCCCCTTCATTTCCAAAAGGTGGTTGAAAGCGCGCGACGATGCGTCGATCTGATCGTCATAGTTCCCTCGGGGGAACACGCGGAACTCGCCGACGTAATCGGCATTCCAGTCGCCCGCGACCATCGAGACCGCGCCGACGTTGATCTGAGAGGCGAGCGGCTCGGCGCGCGTCGCCTTGTCGCCGGTCTCAACGGATGACGTGACTGGGAACCCGACCAACGCCTTCGTCAGATAGAGGATTTGCGATTTTCCGGCTTGGCCCGGGTCTTGGGGCAGACTGGTCATCACGCGCCCAATCGAGGCCTTGTCCAAGACCGCAGTCGAGACGATCCGCTTTTCCACAATATCGGGCGTGCCGCGAAACCGCTCGACATGGGCGACGACGAAGTTTCCGTCGGTCATCTTTCCCATGAGAACGCCGCACGTCCAGTCGCCGTCTTTCGTGCCGGCCAAGTCCCAAGCGCGAACCCATGACGTGATGAGGTTCTTTTGCGGACGATACTCAAGGATCGGCATCGAATCCGGGACGAAGAAACCGCCTTGGCGCGGCGTGGGCCGCTGCATATATTGGCCGGCAAAGGCGTAGACGTCGGAATCGTGTTCAAGCTGACGAACGACTTCAAGCGGAAATCGGATCGGATCGAGAAGTTCGCCCTCGACCTGTCGCCAGTCGGAACCGATCGAAGTCACGCATCGGCGGTCGCGCTCGAATTCAATCGGAAGGCAAAGGTGAACGTAGCCCATTTTCTGCGCGATGATCACGCCGGAAATGTCGCCCTCGTGAAGGCGCTGCATGATGATGACGATCGCGGACTTCTTTTGATCATTCAGGCGGTTGATCGCGCCCTCGCGAAACTTGCGAGTCGTCTTGGCCCGTTCGGCTTCGCTTTCCGCCGTTTGAGTAGAATGAGGATCGTCAAGGATGAGGCGGTCGCCGCGTTGCGAGGTCAACGATCCGAACGGGACGCCGCGGCGCGAGCCGGTCGCGGTGTTGGTAAAATTGCGGATGCCCTTGCGCTTAAGCGCGACTTCCGGCCAATTCGTCTGATACCACTCGCTCGCGATGAGATCGCGGCATTTTTCGCCGTCGCGCTCGATGGGCCCGTCGCCGTAGCTTGTGGCAAGATAGCGGAGCGACCTTCGCCCCTTGGGGCCCCATTCCCACGCCGGCCAAAAGACCGAGACGAGCAGCGACTTGGAAAAGCCGGGGGGGACGTTGATCAAAAGGCGATTGATCCGCCCGTCGGTCACTGCCTCCAAGTGCGCGCAAATCAGGTCGATATGCTTGCCATGAACGTATTGCGTGACCGGCTCTAGGACCGACCATGCCTCGCGTACAAACTCGGCGAGTGATTGGCAGCGCGCCCGCGTTTCTTCAACGCCACGGCGGATTTCGATGCTTTGCCTAGTCGCCCGCCTCGCCGCCAGCGCCGCCCGAATCATCGCGTGTGGCGGGATTAACGGCGATTTTAGCGGTGATTCGCTCGAGCGCTTCGAGTTCATCGTCGGACAGCGCGTCTAGGTTGCGAAACTCGACCGGGCCGCCATTCGCGCCGACAAGCTCGGTGCGGTTCTTTTCCGCCCATCCCTGGAATTGAGCGAGCCAAGAGCGCGCGAACGGATAGGAACGAAAATCGTCCTTCGTCGCTTGCTTGAGAAAGTTCGAGATCACGCGGGCGTCGGCCGCGCCGGGCGCGCCGTGCATGACCTTGAGATAGTATTTGTCGAGCGTCCCGACCGAAATGTGGATCGCCTTGGCGATCACGGCTTTCGAGTTGCGGGCCGCTGCGAGCATCTGGACGGTGGCGATGTTTTTCGGCGTGACGACATGCGAGGGAGCGCCGCGTCGAAGTTCCCCGGTGCGCTTGCCCTTCTTGCGAGGGCGCCCCGGTTTGGCCTTGCGCTTGCGTTTTACGGGGGCCGTCGCCAATGCGTAGCAACTCCGAGGGGCGCGGACCTTGGAGCCCGCTCGCTGTTTTCGCGAGCCGTCGGCCGTGCCAGAGGCGGGTCGAAACGGGCATTCGAGCCCGAAATGTGGAGACCGTGTACCTCAATTTATCATCTTACACAAGAGGGGGTGATTTAGGCGGCTTTTCGGAGCCAATCGATCGGACAGGTTAGGAGCCGAGTCGAGGCGAAAAGCTGAGCCCAAACGTCGACCAAACCGCCGCCGAGCGGCTTGGAAATCGCGCCGTGAAGGCCGGTGAACGGTCCATCTGAAAACTCGATGCGAACGCCCTGCTTGATCCATTTCGGGATGACGTGCTTTCCGTCGGGCGTGCGCGCGATGGTGTCGAAGTCTCCCGCGGCCTCGCGCTTGCGGAGCGATGCGACCGGGCATGGGCTATCGCGCGTCGCCATGGAGAGCGGCATCGGGCCGTCGGCGTTGGATATAAACCCGCGCGCGCCGAAGATCGGGGCGACCTCGGGCTCGACCCATGGCGGGGCGTCGGGATCGTCGATCGGTTTGTTGTGGGAGGGCGTCCAGTTGCCGCCCTGGAAAAGATCGAAGCGGGGATTGGCGATCGGCAGCGCGACGAACACATAGCCGGGAAGTGCGGGGCGTTCGATCTCTTTGAGCGCCGGCGCCTTGCGGCCTGGCGCCACGATGGCCGGGCGACGCGAGCGCGGGAAATAGACCTCGAAACCCAGCTCGCCGGCCCGTTCCGCGACCTTGGCCTCGGCGCTCG